GGGAGAGGAACAATCGCCTTTTGTAAATCTATACCTGTTGCTTCGACCTCCTTGAACTCACCAGGAGCAATAGGTTCGTTGTCGCCCACCATTCTTACTCCTTTTGCCTTAAATCCTCCTGGTAAATTAGCAAACTGCCCAGCATCTACAAGACTCCTCATTGCTGCAGTCGCTGTTAAGGTTAAATTACCTAAGAAGTGTATAAGGCCTAACCCATAAAAACTAAATCCTGGTACAAATTTATAGTGGACAAAATGCATCCTTTTTTCTTTATTTGTATCACCAGCTCTATAGTTTCTACGAATACTTAATATTTGGCGAGACTCCTGTTCTACAGTTACAATGTAAGGAGCAAACTCACCTTCTTCACATTCAGGGTCAGAAATGTCAAGATGTAAATGTTGTTCTAATAATACATATTGTGGGTCACTATCAGCAGTTGGTGAGATACCCATAATAGTATTTAATTTTTCTGAAAGAGTTGTTTGTGTTGGATTAGATGCATCTGGTAATTCTACATCTGAATAGATTCCTGATTCAATATCTCTTTGCATATCTACTGGATTACGATAAATAATATGTGTATATCTATCTGCTTTTCTTAAATTACTTGCATAGTATGATACATAAAATTGGTCAATAGGTACAAACTCTGAAACAGGTCTTTCTAATCCAGCATCATAATAAACTTTTTTAATCGCAGAACCTATTAATGGTAGATGAAATAACATTCTTTCAAACTCATCAAAGTATTCTGGCATTTGCTCAGTTAACTGATAGTTCATAAAGTTTTGAACTCTATTTGCTTGTTCTTGTTTATCTACAGATTGATTACCTAATATCTGTGCCTTTACTGGCCCACCTACAGGAAATAATTCTTGTGATGCTTTTGATTGAAACTTAACTGCAGATTCAATTAATAAAGGATGCACTGCAGTACAGGCACCTTCAAAAGGTTCTGTTGTATCTTCTAGTTTTAATCCTAGTAAATCAAAACCTCTTTCAAACATAGAATCCCATTCTCCTCTAGAATCTCTATCAGCTTGAAAGTTATCTATTACTGTGCTAGAAATATCATTTAATACTTCATCATCTAATGTTTCAGCAAGATTAGAATAATATTCTTTTGCTGTTACTTCTTCTTCTATATTCTCTTCACCAAAGTTTACTACAACCCCACCATCTGTATCTACTTCAAAAGATACATTTTCATCTGTAGGTGCTGTAGCATTTATAGATACTACATTTGTTGTTTCTTCTTTTTTATCGAATGGATTTTTTTCTACTGCCATTTATAGTCCCTCTATGTAATTGTGTACATAACCACCTTTTTCAAATTTAAAATCAGTGGCCTTTCCCATGATTGGTTTCTTTGCTAAAACTAATGGTCCTACCTGTACTACTTCTTCTGCACTTAATACTGGTGTACCTGTAGCTCTATCATAAAAATAACTTGCTCTTTGTGGATTAAATCCTACTTGTATATAATCAGACTTTTCTTTTTTAATTTGTTCTAATATTTCTGATGCTTTATTATATGCTTCTTGAACTGGAGTATTTTTAAAAGTTCCTTCCATTCCTGCAAAAGGACTTTTAGCTCCTCCTTGTGCTACTTTTAAAGATGCTTTAATAGGATAATCCATATCTGGTGTATGAAAATCTACATTCTTTAAAACAGCAGTTTGACCATATCCAATTACTTTTCCTGGTCTTCCTTTAGCTTTCCCTAAATTATGTATAGTTGGTACCCATGTGTCATAATTATTATATGAAGGAATATCTAATCTATTAGAAACTTTTTTACCATCTAAACTTTCTAAGCTAATATCTTTTCCAATAATTTTATTAGTAGCTTTATTTCCAATCACTGCCTCTATTCGTCTTAATGAAGGTATAACAGGCATCTCTTCAAACATACTAATAGGATTTCTTTTTTTTACCTCTTCATCCCATTTTGTTTTTGTTATTTTACCTTCTTCTAAATCTTTAGCTAAGTTTTTTAATATATCAGGTTGAACACGTCTTTGTGATTCTTCTAATTTGTATGCTTTTTTTATTTCTTCTAATGTTAAGTTAGTTTCATCTACTTTTGACATACCTGCTTTTACACCTCTTTTTACACCTGCTTTAATTCCTCTTGCAATCGCACCACCAATAGGTACAGCACCTAAAACAGACAAACCAGTAAGTCCAGCCTTTAATGCAGCTTCACCATATTTACCTTCTTGAAATGCTTCTTTAGTTTCTTCACCAAATTTTTTAGCTTCATATGCTGATATAGCTTCACCAGTTCCAGGTGCAACTTCAGCAACAAGTCTTTGTGCTGGTGGTAACTCTTCATATTCTTTATATGCTTTTGCTATAATATTATCTAATGCTATACCAGCTTCTTCTTCTGTAATTTCTTTTTCTACTATAGGTTCTGGATTTGGTTTAGTTTCCAACACAGGTATTTGTGGTTTATTTGTTGATAATGATTTATATAATTCTTCTTGATTCATTTTAAAATTTAAATTTATATGTTAATCCTGCACTGCCTTCTTGTCTATCTGGTTTAAAACTTCCTTGACCTGAAATAGAATGCCTACCTGTTGTGTATTCTAATTTACCTTTTACTCCAGCACCTTTTAATTTATCAGAACCTTTTACAAGATTCTTAGTTTTTCCATAACCTTGTATTTGTGCATTTAGTTTATCACCAAGTTTCATATCAATCTTTGCTTTTGTTTTACTAAGATTAATATTAGCCTTTGGTTTTATAATTAGTTTTGATTCTTGTTTTTTATTGTTATTATTATTTCCCATAATTACCTCTTATATATATTATACCACTAAACTCTCCAATATGCAACCCTTTTTTTTAAATTATTTTCTTCAGCTAAATATGGGTCATCAGGATGTGTTAATCTCCAGGACTCTTTCATGTAATGAATTGCCATTGTCATAGCATCTACCTGGTCATCATGAGCAGCATTAGGAAACTGTAAAATCTCTGTGTATAAATCATCAGACCATTTTTTATTCTTAGGTAACCAGACTCTGCCTGCCTCTATCATTGGTGATGCTGCATACACTCTGGATACTTTATCTTTATCTGGTATATAATCTTGTACTGGCAATCCAGCTCTACGCATATCTTGCAATAAAGATTGTCCAGATGCTTTCTTTTCTATGATACATACATCTGGTAAAAACTCATCATACAACATTTGTGCAATTCTACGTAACTCTGGATATTCAAATCGGCCTCGCATATTTCCTAATAAAATTAAATTAGGCACAAACTCTTCATATCCATTCTCACCTTCTGAGTATCTATTGAAGATACCCCAGGTTTGTATTACACTGTAGTCTGCAGTTGTCTTAGTAGAAAAAGCAGTATCATACGTTTGAATTACAAAATCACATGCAGGTGGTTCATCATAATCCCACCACTGTAACCATTTCTTTTTTATAAGACCACCTTCATCTGGTGTTGGGTCCTGCATATATAAAGCATTCCAGTATCGTGAACCATTTGAGGCACGTATTTCTTGTTCATCAATCTTTAATGATTCATCTGTCTTCCATTCTGGAAAATAACTACTACCTACAGGTAATTTTAATAACTCGGCACTAGGTTCATCTAGCCATGCAGGTATTCGTATTACTTCCCAAGGTAGAATTGTAGAGAACTCAGACTCTTGTTTTAGTAACCAACCACATAAATCATCATAATGGTACCTGGTATTAATAATTAAGATACTTCCATTAGGCATAATACGAGTTCTTAGACCTGCAGGGTACCATTCTTTTACATATCGCCTTCCTGCTTCCGAGTATGAATCTTCTTCTGACATCACATCATCAAGAATTGCTATATGTGCTCCTCTTCCTGCGATTTGACTTTTGACACCTGCTGCATAGTAGCTGCCTCCTCTGTTTGTTTTCCATTTTCCGGCTGCTCTAACGTCTGTCCTAAGAGAAACACCTGTAAATACATCTTGAAAAGTTTTAGTTGACACAATATCTCTGACAGACCTACCGAAATCGCTAGAGAGCTGGTCACTATGAGAGACTGTAAGTATTTCATGTTCAGGATTCCTTCCAATATACCAAGCTGGGAACAATTTAGAGCAGATTACAGACTTAGAACTACGTGGAGGCAAGAATACCATCAGCCTTTTGATAGTTCCTGCTTCTAATTGTTTTAATTTTTCACTGATTACTTCAATATGCTTGCCCATCTTCCAGTCTGAAACGATTGTTGGGGCAAATCTACGTACAAATATAAGGAAATCCTGCTTGGAGTGATGCCTTATATTCTTTTCCCAGTGTTTTTTATAGTTAATTACCTCTTCCATAATATTATTATACCACATTTCTGTAGAAAAGGCAAGTAAAATATGTTTATATAGTTATTTATATAATATATATAATATATATAATATATATACTTTATAATTTCAAGTATAATAATAA